GTGATCATCAGCCAGCAGCCTGGACCAAAATACGCCCTCTTGGAGGGCCTCCTCGCGCAGCTCCCGTGGCGCTGGTATCGCACGAGACACGGCTTTCAGGCGTCGAGTGAAGCCCTCTGGCGCCACTTCCGGCCGATCGGGAACACGTACACGAAGCGCGTCCCGTCGTGGATTCGCTGTGCGCCGCCACACATCATTCGTCGGTTTTTGGTGGGCGCGATTCTCGGCGATGGGCACCAACGGCCAGACGGCGCTCGGCAGTACTTTACGGTCAGTCGCGGGCTCGCCGACGATATTCAGGAACTCTTTCTGAAGATCGGCCGTTCCGCGAGTATTATTGAGAAGCCAGCCGTCCCGTACCTGATCCGGGGACGCTCCGGTACGAATACTGTGGTGCAGTACCACGTGAACGAATGGCGCACCGATGGCGCTTCGGTGCGCGACTCACGCTCGCGCCCGACGATTGAGGCGGTCCCGTATGAGGGCGAGGTCTACTGCGCGACCGTGCCGAACGGCACGCTCATCGTGCGTCGCCACGGGCGACCGTTCATCACCGGGAATTGTGTTGAATATTTAGAGTACATCCTGGGGGCGATGCCGAAGCCGAAGGCGAAGAAGCCGGCCCCGGGCCGTCGGGAACGCTTCGCGCCGCGGTCGGGCGGCGGCGGCCGCGGGCCCTTGGCGTGGACGCACTGATGCCGAAACGCTGCGAGGGGCCCAGCGAGACGCGCGAGTGCCCGGGCCGGGGTGGGGAGGTGCCGGTCGAGGTGCTCGAGCGCCTCGCGCGGCACTACCGCTGCACGGTCGAGGACCTCCCGGGTCACGTCCTGGAGCGGGTGGTGCGGCAGACCGGGGGGCCGGCGAGATTCCGGGTGTTCCGAAATCGGTATTTATGCGACACTTGTCTCGCCTTTTCAGAAGATCATGACGCGGTGCCTCAGTACGTTCCTTCGCCCGCCGGCGCAGATGCCGAAGATGATTCGGATGACGATTCAGGCGGTGACGGTGAGCCTGCTTCGGGACCGTGGGATTCACGCGGGTCGCTGGCACCTGCGCGTGGTCTACAGCGAGACATTCGGGATCAACGCCCACATGGGCGGCCACACGATGCCGGCCGTCCTGGTGGGGATCGCTGAGCTCGGGCTGGTGCGCGACGACGGCCCGGAGTTCTCGCCGATGTCGGTGGACGCGGCCGTCGAGAACCCGGTGCCGCCCATCCAGTAGACGGGAGTACTAAGAGGTTGGGACAACCACACAGGCTCACCCCTGAGCATCCCCTGTTCGAGGTTCCCGCGGACCGGATCATCGTCTCGCCCCATGCCATCAAGGCCGCGTGCAACCGTTGCGGGTTCTGGGTCTCGACCGCCAACGAGGAATCGTTACCGACGAGCCTCATCCAGGGGCGGCTAACCGCCTACCTCAACGGGCATTCCAGGCTGGTGCATCCGTGATGGAACTCGGCCGGCGCGGATTCCTACAGTTGCTCGCGGGCCTCACGGCCGGTGCTGTGACGCTCGACTCGGTCACCGAACCGATCGTCGACGTCGAGACCGAGCAGGCGATCCAACTCGGGCAGGGTGACACAGACGACCTCCGGGGCTTCGGCTTCGAGGTGCTGCGGCATCTGCGTGGCCACCTGTCTCCCTACCTTCCGCTCGACGTGGTGCCAGAGTCGAACCTCTCTGAGGTGGTACCGTACCAGTTCGCCGTGGATGTTTCGGAGCGCTCGAAGTGCAGCGCGTCAGATGTGGCGAGACTACTCTCGAAGCGCATCGCAATGGAGGGCGTTCGTCCGAAACGATGCGGGAAATTATGTCTACCTGCCGGTATGGACGTAATCTTGGTGACCGACCCATCGTCAGGTCTCTCGATTCGCATCATCAGAGACTACTGGTTCGGTGGATCTCTAGAGGGATTCGTGCTGACACGGGTGGACATGCTGTTGGGGTGATGCCATGACCCTTGCCGACGGAAGGACGTGAACGGACCAGATGCCTGCTGCTGTGCGCGGCACGGCTGATGGTGTATCGAGTGCGTCGTTCACGGCCACCCGCCACCGAGACGGAGATCGACAGATGGCAGAGAGTGTAATCGAACCGCCCTCCGGCGGGCACGCCGTCCAGCTTCGTTCAGCGCGAACTGGACCGGATTGCGGTAGCACTCCGGGATGCACCAACCCCGGAGTGCTACGCGCAACTCTACGCGGCTCAGCAGGCGCTGAGCTGGGCCATGGAGCCCAACGGCTTCAAGGCCCCCTACGACATGATCACGGGCATTCCGGGAGGCTCAGCAGATTGTTCGGCTGATCCCCATCGGCCTCCGTCTTGAGGTACTTGTTGCTGAACCGGCTGGTGCATGCGTGACGACTTGTGCGATGACGAGCCTCGAGCGGTCACAACGGTACATGGCGCTACTCGGTCGCACCGGCTACTACGGTGACGTCACGTTCCGGTTCCGCAACGGCGAGGTCCAGATGGTGGACGAGCACAAAACCCGGCTGGGGAAGGACCTCCCCACGACGGAGGACGAGCTGATTAAGTCGCTGATGACGCACGCCGGCACCTGAACCCGGGCCGGCTGACGACGTTTTCCCCGACGCCGACGAGGACATACCCGAGGCGGTCGAGGCCAACACCCTGCGAGGGGCTGGCCCGGCCGCCTTTTGCTTTGTGGAGAGCCCGATGGACGACCAGATTCCCTCATCCCTGCGCGTCCCGCTCGAGATTCCCATGATTGGCGAGTCAGACCGCCAGTCGCGGACGCTCCGCACCCGCGTGAAGCTTGAGGTCATGTCGAACGTGAGGACCCTGATGAACGACATCAAGGGCGACGACAAGCTGAACGCCGAAATCGTCGCGGCGGGCCCGTTCCACTTCCGCCAGGCGTTCGCGAAGGACATGGGCGCCTTCTGGGGGAAGAGCCGGGCGGGCTGCGACATCCTCGCGAACGTCGTCTTTCGCTTTGCCGCCCAACAGTGGGAGCTGAAGAGCCGGCACCGGCTGTACAACTTCACGCCCGCCGCCTTCCTCAACGCGCTGGTCGAGGTCTCCGAGCCGACGCAGGAGGAAATTGACAACGCCTGGGAGATTGACGTCGGCTCGAGCGAGGGCTACATGGCGAAGCACTGGGAGGGCTCGGCCCGGCATCGGAAGGGGCACCTCCGCGAGCTCGGCGCCCGCACGCGGGCCAAGAAGAAGGCATGACGAAGGCCAACGCGACGGAACTAGCGCGCGTGCTGGCGACACAGAGCGGCGTGGCCGTCGACCTGTGGGAGCACACCGGGGATGCGACGACGCCCCCGCAGGCTCGGTGGATCGTGAAGCCGTCGACCGACGCCCCCCCCACCGCGCAGTGGACGAAACGGGAGACGATCGCGCCGACACCGACGAAGAAGCGAGGGACACGCCCACATGGACACCGAACTCGACCATCTCGCTGACGAGACCGAATCCGCCGGCCGGCACCAGCCAGCCCGGAAGACGTCCGACGCGGAACGCGACGAGCGGATCGTCAAGGAGGCGACCGACTTCCTGACACACGTCGAGAGCGTCGAGTCGAAGCAACGCGAGGTCGAAGACGAGGACATCCGCTTCGAGTTTGGCGACCAGTGGACGACTGACGCCAAGACCGCCCGCGAGGGCGGCAAGGACCCGGACGGCCTGCACGCGGTCGCGCCGGCGCCGGCGCTGGTCGTCAACCTCGTCGAGCAACCCATCCAGCAGATTGTGGCCGAGGGGCGACGGGCCCGGCTGTCGCTGACGGTCAAGCCGAAGGCGGGCCGCGCCAACACGAAGACGTCCGACTACTTCAAGGGCCTCATCCGGTCGATTCAGACCGACAGCGGAGCCACCGAGGTCCGACTCTGGGCCCTCGAGCGCACCGCGGTCTGCGGGCGCGGCAACTACTACATCGATGAGGATTACGCGAACGACGGGGACTTCGACCTGGACATCCTCGTCAAGCGGTTCCTCGACCAAGGGTCGGTGTACTGGGACCCCTACGCGCAGCGGGCCGACAAGGCGGACGCGGAGAAGTGTCTCGTCGTCGAGCACATGAGCCTGGAACGCCGCGAGCAGCATCCGAAGTGGAAGGACAAGCCGGTCATGCCGACGGCCGGCGTCCTGGACGGGAAAAGCCCCTGGTTCACGATGGGGAAGGACGGGAAGCTCAAGAGCGTGCTGATCGGGAAGTACTACCGGGTCACGACGAAGATGCGGACACTCATCTACCATCCCCGCATCGGGGCCATGATGCTCGACACGATGAAGGCCACGCATCCAGAGGAGTTCGCGGAGTGGACCGAGGCCAAGGCGCATCAGGTCGACTGGGCCCTGCGCGATCGAGACGTCCCCGAGCGGGTGCTGAAGCTCTACATCATCGACGGGACCCAGGTGCTCGAAGAGGTGACGGTCTCCGGCACGTACATCCCCGTGGTGCCCACCATCGGCAAGGAGAAGTTCGTTGACGGGGAGCATCGGTGGATCGGGCTGGTGTACTCGACGAAGGACAGTTGCCGCGGCTTCAACGTCTCGCTGTCATCCGCGATGGAGCGGGCCGGCTCGATGCCGATGTCGCCCTACATCATGGCGGAGGGGCAGGACGAGGATCACGAAGATCAGTGGGAGCAGTCGGCGATCAAGCGGTTCCAATACTTGGTCTACAAGCCGACGTCGGTGGACGGCCAGCTCGCCCCGCCGCCCCAGCGGCAGAACCTCGACCCGCAGATCCAAAGCGCCCTGCTCTTGGCCGAGGCGTTCAAGAACCATGTCGGGTCTCTCACCGGCATCGTCGATCCCGCGTTCCGGGCGGTCAATCCCTATGACCGGTCCGGGAAGGCCATCGAGGCGCTGCAGCGGCAAGGCTCGTCGGGCACGTCCAACTACCTCGACAACCTAGCGACCATTTCCATGCTCCAAGAGGGGCGCATCCTCGTCGACAAGATTCCGCGCGTCTACGACCGGCCGGGCCGGGTGATTCGGGTGATGGGCGAAGAGCATGACGACGAGACCGCCATCATGCTGAAGCGGCCATTCGTTCGCGACCCCGACGGCGAGCCGATTCCGGTGCCCTGCGAACTGTGCGAAGGCAAGGGCGCGATCAAGCGGTCGAGCGGCTGGTCGCTGTTGCCGATCAGCGTCTCCGCCCCCTGCCCGGCCTGTGAGAGCACGGGGTTCGCCACGAAGGACAACATGCCGGAGACCTTCGAGGTGCCCGGCTTCGACGAGCCGCAACCCGTCGAGTACGTGGACTTCGGGGACGGGCAGTACAAGGTGGTCGTCTCGGTCGCCCGGTCGCACCAGAGCCAGCAGGAAGAGGCGCTGTCGGCGATGATGGAGCTTGCGGGCGCGGCGCCGGCGTTGGTGCCGATGTACGCCGACCTGTTGGTGCGCGCGATGGGCTTCTCCGGGTCCAGTGAAATTGCCGACCGTCTGCGGGCCGCCCTCCCGATCGAGAATGACGAGAAGCTGGGCGGGGCGAAGGTCCCGCCGGCCATGAAGGCGAAGTACCTGCAACTCGTCCAGCAGCACCAGGAAGCGATGCAGGTGCTCGAGCAAGCGCAGGAGGCGCTGCGGACCGACGCCATCAAGATGGAGGGACAGGTCCAGATCCAGCAGATGAAGGCCGAGGCCCAGAAGAACGTCGAGTTGGTCAAGGCGCAGCGCGAGGTCATGGCGCTGGCGCTGAAGGGCAATCAGAGTAAGGACTTGCAGCAGATGGCCGGGGCGCTCGACACGTTGCTCCAGCAGAACGAGCATCAGCATGACGTGCTGATTCAGCTCCTGAAGGAGAAAGGCGCGAAGGAGGTCGAACGCCACAGCGTCGAGCTCCACGACCAGGCCGCCGACGCCGCGGCGCGGTCCCTCGAGACCGGCCCGAAGGAGTAGCCACGGATGTCCCACGAGACCCGCACACCGGAACCGTTGCCGCCCGACATACCCCGCGACCGGAAGCTCGCGACGATCTCGCTGCGGTGCCAGTCCGAGGTGGCCGACGCCGCGTACCGGGCCGCCAAGCGCCAGGGGCTCACCATCAGCGAGGCCGTGCGCCGGGTGCTCGACCGCATCGGGAGAGGGCAGATCGCCTTCTGAGACTCGGTGGTCCGAGTGGTCCTAGCACCACCTCACTGTATTTCTAGCGACAATCGACCCGCGAAGTATCGGCCTGTAATACACAACTGCATCAAATCGCCCGCCACGCCGTAGCCTATTACTTGACGCATGGCACTCGAGATTGTCGAAAAGACCGTCGTCGATGCGGGGTCCGGCACGCCAAAGGACCACGCGGAAGCGGTTGGGACCACAGGCGACGGCGCCAGCGGATGGGAGACCGAATCCCACTCCACGCCCACCGGTGAGACGCCGGACGATACGACGCTGGCGTCACGGCAGGCCGCCGCCACCGACGACGACGACACCCCCGACAAGACCGCCACCCCCCCAGTCAAGGAGACCGACGATGCGATAGCCACACCGCCGGCCAAGCAGACCGCCGCGCCCGACAAGAAGGCGAAGGGCGGCAAGCGCGGGGAGTCGCTGCAGCAGCGGATCGACCGGTCCGTCGCCGCCCAGCGGAAGGCGGAACGCGCGGCCGAGGCCGCCGAAGCGAAGGCTGCCGAACTCGCCGCCAGCTACGAACAGCAGATTCGAGACCTGCAGGCCAAGCGGGGCGCGATTCCCGAGACGGGCGCCCCGGCGAAGCCCGCCACACCGCCGGCCGACGACGGCCCGGGCGACATGCCCGATGTGCCGCAATTTGCCGACTTCGACACCGACGAGGAGTACCGCGCCGCGGTCGCCACGTACAAGGGCGCGCTCGCGACGTGGATGACGAAGCACGGCGAGGCCCTCGAGCGGAAGATCACGTCGGGCCTCGACGCCCGGCTGACCGCCGAGCAGCAGCAGAGCCAGGTGCAGGCGCACCAGACCCAGGTGCTTGGGCACTTGTCGGCCGTCCGTCAGAAATATCCCGACTTCGCGGACAAGGTCGCCGCCAACGCCGAGGTGCTGCAGACCATCGGCCCACCGCAGTCGCACGCCGACATGGCGAAGATGGGCACGTTCGTGCACGACCTCGTGACGACGACCGGTGAGAACGGCGCCGAGTTCTACCACGACCTCATCAGCGATCCCGAGTATCTGCACGCGGTGCTGGAGCTGGAAGGCCCGACCCGCGTGATTGCCGATTTTGTCCGTGAATCCCCGGCGTCTCGAGCCCTCATGCGCTACTTCGCCTCGAGCGAAGGGCAGTCGACGTACATGAAGCTCCGAGCACTGCCGCCGCTCACCGTCGGTCGAGAAATCGGCCGGTTGGAAGGGGTCCTGGAATCTGCCGACCGCGGCTCAGATCCTCGACCTACGGTCTCCATCACCAGGGCGCATCCCCCCGTCAAGCCGCCGGTGGGGTCCCCGAATGCGCGAGTCGTGCAGGAACGACCTGAACCCGGTGAGGGTGGGCTGGACATCGAAGCGCGGGCCGAAGCGGACCACCGTGCGACCGTCGAACATCGGCGGAAGCTGGCGGCCGGCGAAGCCTCCCCCTAACCTCCTCGGGCTGTTCCGTGGCGCGTCTCGGGCCATTTACCTGTGAGCCTGAGCATCATGAAGATCACATCTTGGGATCGCCTGTCCCTGCTGAGTCGGATCTGTCTGTTGACGTGCCTGGCGGTCGGGGTTGCCGTGGTCAATCTCGTCGCGATGGCCCTCCTGGGGTTTGACCCCCTCACGACCACCGGACTCCTCCTCGCCAACACCTTCGCCACCCCGACCAACGTAATGGCGAAGGTCGCCATCCGGCTGACCAACAACGCCGTCTTCGCGCATCGGATGAACTGCAACCGGGCGCTCGACAGCCAGTTCAAGCTACGGGGCGTGAAACAAGGCCAGACGATCTACGTCCGGCTCCCGCAGCGGTACGAGTTGACCGTTGGGGCGAAGATGACGGCCACGCCGCTGACCGATACCACGGTGCCGGTCACGATCTCGGACCAGACGAACATCGGATTCGAGTACGACGGGTGGGCGGAAGCCCTCGAGGTGGACGACTACATGGAGCGGTACGCCGCGCCAGCCGTCGACCAGCTCGTGAACAACATCGACTTCACGGGCCTGAACCGGATGTACAAGGCCGTGGCGAAGACCGTGGGCGTCCCGGCGGTGCCTCCGGGATCGTCTGGCACGCTGCCGCAGTCGGCCATGCAGCCGTACGTCGACATCGTCACGAAGCTGACCGATGCGGCGGTGCCGACGCCGTACATCGGGATGCTGTCGCCCAACATGCACGGGTACCTGGTGACCGGCACGGCCGGCCTCTTCAACCCGTCTGGGCTCATCGCGGCGGCCTTCCGCAAGGGCCAGTTCAAGGATGAAGCCCTCGGGATCGACCGCTGGTACAAGAACCAGAACACGCCGACCCACACCATCGGGGCGCTGGGGTCGACGCCGCTGGTGGTCGGCGCGGGACAGGTCGGGTCGTCCATCGCCCTCGATGGCGCGGGCGGGGCGGTGACCGGGTACGTCCTCGAAGGGGACAACATCCGCTTCGCGGGCGTGAACGACATCAACCCGCTGAACCATCAGTCGACCGGGCAGCTCAAGGACTTCGTCGTGACGGCCGACGCCGACGCCAACGGGAGTGGTGAGGTCACCGTGTCGATCAGCCCGGAGTTGATCATCTCGGGGCCGTGGCAGACCGCGTCGGCGGCGCCGGCGAATGACGCGGCGGTCACCGTCTTCGGGCACGCCTCGACGTACGCGGGCGTCGAGACCAAGCTCGGCCTGGTCTACAACAAAGAGGCGTTCGTCTGCGCGATGGCGGACCTGGTGCTGCCGCGGGGCCTCTGGGTGGCCGAGCGGATTCGCAACGAGAAGCTCGGCATCAGCGTGAGGATGCTGAAGGACTCGGACATCATCAACGACGTGTATCCGTGCCGTCTCGACACGGCGCACGGGTGGTCGGCGGTCCGGCAGGAACTCGCCGGTCGCGTGTGCGGCTAGGTCGCGGACACGACACCGAACACTGAACCAGTCACCGGATACACCGACAGGGAGCACCGAAATGAACCGAATGCTTCGCTTCTGCACAGGGTCGCTGCTGGCCGCCCTGCTCATCGTCGCGGCGCCGGGCGTCGCCTGGGCCCAGACGTATCTGACGCACACCACGCTGTCCTCGGCGGTCACGGCCACGGCCACGACCGTCACGGTCGCCAGTGCGACCAACGTGGCGGCCGGGAGTCAACTCCTGGTCGACCTCGAGCTGCTGGACGTCACGGCCGTCAGTGGCACCACGGCCACCGTCCGGCGCGGGGCCGGCGGCGGCGGAAGTCCGGCGGTCGCTCATGCCTCCGGGACGCCCGTCTGGGTCGTGTCCTCGACCCAGGGCTTGGGCTTCACGACATACGACGTGTCCGGGACGTGTACCCAGACCGGCCAACAGTACCTGCCTCACATCAACACCCGCACGGGCGCGGTGTTCGATTGTGAGGCCGGCTTGTGGCTGCGTCGCAACTACGCCGACCCCGTCTTCGTGCGGGAGGGGACCGTCCGCGAAAACTTCGACGGGGCGTACTTCGTCCACCAGGACGACATGTCGGTCAAAAGCGTCACCGACGATGAAGACAACATCGTGCAGGGCTCACCCCTCGGCGCGATCGAGTACCGCGAGGAACTGACGAAGACGACGTCCTCGTGGATCACGACGGCCGGGCGCCTGGACATCTCGGCGGACGACACCACGGACGACGAGGGCGTGGAGATTCTGTTTGGGAGCGTGGAACTGGGGACGTGGATGCTGGCGGGCACGAATGGCGGGTGCATCGCGGCCAGCGTCACGATCGCCGACATCTCCGCCACGGACCAGGTGCAGCTCGGCTTCCGGGACAACGGGGCGTTTCCCGACGCGGCGAACTATGCCGGGCTGACGATCTGGAACTCTGTGGGGCCCAACGCGAACGACGGGTCCATTGTGTCGTCGCAGGAAGTGTCGGAAGCCACCGACACCGACGACTCGGGCGTCGACTGGGCGGACGGCGAGACGCGGGCCCTCAAGGTGTGCATCAGCGAGGCCGGCGTCCCGACCGCGTTCTATTCGGACGCCTACACCTACGCGCAGGCCGTTCCGGACTTCCCGGACTACAACGCGATCACGATGGCGGAAACTGGCTCGACGCTGACCGCCGCCCAGGCGATGACGCCGTTCTTCAGCTACCTGGCGGCCGGCACAGACGGCGCCGACGTGTTCGTGAACTGGGTCGAGTTGACCCGCGTACCATGATCACCGGCGCGTCTCTCGGCGATTGAGCTGCTGTTCTGAGCGGGACGCGAGTCCCGTAGCCGTAAGGGAGAGAACCCGATGCTCCGTGTTTCTCGCTGCCTCTTGGTAGGGGCGCTGGCGTGGCTGCCCGCGTCCTCGGCGGTCGCGCAAGACGTCATCAGCTTCGAACAACTGACGATCGGGGCCACCGCAGGGGGCCTCGCGGCGGCGACCGTGAATCCCAGCAGCACGCCGGCGGCGCAGTACTGCGCCGGCATCCTCGAGGACGCGGACGTCCGGATTCGTGTCGACGGGACGGCGCCGACGGCGAGCGTCGGGAGTCTCGTCGAAACCGGGTCGGTCGTGGCCGTGTCCGGCGCCAACGCCATCCGGCAACTCTCGGCCATTCGCACGGGGTCGACCAGTGGCGTGCTGGCTCTGAACTGCTACGCGATTGCGCCGCCGACGGCCACGGTGGCCCTCATGGTGGTGCCCCCGCATCCGGGCGAAAGCACGACCGGCACCGGGTCGGAAGTCCATGCCAATAGCCCGGCCCTGACCTCGCCCACAGTGACCGGCGGCACGCTGGCCGGGCTGTTCACGGGCACCGCGGCCGTCGAGGGACGCCTGTTCGCACGGGACTCGTTCGACCAGGGCTACTTCGTGCACCAGGACGACATGTCGGCGAAAAGCGTCACCGACGCAGAGGTGAACATCGTCCACGGGTCGCCCCTCGGACTCATCAGCTATCGCGAGGAACTGGGCAAGACGGCGAGTTCCTGGCTGGTGGCCGACGGGACCCTGGACATCAAGGGCGACAACACCACGAACGACGAGGGCGTGGAGATTGTCTTCGGCGGGCACGGCACCGTGACGACGGAGGGGATGATTATCGCCGGTACGTCCGGGGCCTGCCTCTCCGCGTCGATCACCAATACGGACATCTCGGGCACCGACCAACTCCTGATCGGGTGGCGGCAGAACGAAACGTTCACGGATGTCGCGAACTACGCCGGCTACACGGTGTGGAACGTGGTGGGCGTGAACAACGTCGACGGGTCCATCGTCTCGCTCCAGGAAGTCTCGGAAGCGACGGACTCGGACGATTCAGCCGTCAACATGGCCGACGGCGAGGCCCGCGCGTTCAAGGTGTGCATCTCCACGGCGGGCGTGCCGACGGCCTACTACTCCGACGCCCTCGACGATGCGGAGGCGACAGGCGTCACCTACAACGCGATCACGATGACCGAGACGGGGAGCACGCTCACGGCCGGCACGCAACTCTGGCCGTTTCTGACGTTTCTTGCGGCGGGCACGGATGGGCCGTCGCCCCTGATCCATTGGGTCCAGCTCGAAGCCGAGCCCTAACAGCAAGGAGTGTGCATGATGGCACCCACAGAATATCCAAAGATGATGTACGGCGACGTGGGCATGGGCCCGGCGAAGACCAGCGACTCCGGCCCGGGCCTGTACGCGGAAAAGTGCGTCACCAGCGCGCAGGAAGAGGCCAAGGCGAAGGCGAAGGGCTGGGTCCACTCGCCGGCCGATGTCGGCCAGGTCAAGGCGAATGCGAAGGCCACGGCCAAGGCCGCGGACGACTCGAGCGACGCGGCCACGGCCACGCCGAGCCGGAAGCGCGCGACGAAGAAGAAGTAAGCCGCGGAGCCCTCGTGTCCCCCATGGTGTTGGGCCGAGAGCCCCGCCGACCCCATGGCTGGGCTCTCGTCGTCTTCAGAAGGAGTCACATCCCATGCGTACGATCCTCCGCGTTGCCCTCGTGTGTGGCGTGGCCCTCGGGCTGCTGGCGGTCCACGGACTCCCGGGGTCGGCGCCCGTGCAGGCCCAGCAGTCGTTCAACAACCTCGTCGCGGGGACCAACGTGACGAGCACGACCCCTGAAGAACTAGCAGGGCCGCTCCTCATCATCGAGGTCCTGGTCCAGAACGACCCCGACAATACGGTGGACATCTTCGTGGGCGACAGCAGCAGCCAACCGATTCAACTGGCCCCTGGTCAGTCGGTCAACGTGCCGACCGGGGACATCAGCCGGGTGTGGATTGTGGCGGCCTCCGCCACGCCGACGGTCAACTTTTTAGCACGCCGATAAATGCTTCGACCGAAAGTGCTTATTGGTTTTTGGTGTCATCAATGCGTCATGCACCGACCATCCGTGGCGCAAACGATGCCTGAGTCGAGATTCCGGAACGCCAAGGTCGTCGGCCCATTCGGCGAGACATTGCGTTCGACCGAGGTAGTTGACCAGGTGATTAGCCCGCGTGTTTCTGGCTTGTTCCGTTCGTGTTACCCATCGACAGTTGGTGGGATCGTAGGGACCGTCATTGTCGATCCTGTCGATGGAATGCTTGGAGGAGGGTCGCGGCCCCATGTCGGCCAGAAAGTTGGGGAACTGACGCCACCGTTGGCACACGACAATGCCGCGGCCCCCGTAGTTGTCGAACCCGGTGGCTCGCGGGTTATTGCAGCGCGTGTTCATGGTCAGCCAGATCCGGTATTCCGGCGTGGGGGTGCGGTTGACAGTGAAGCCGTGCGTGAGCCTGCGCTTCCGTACGCTCTCGATACTCAGGCACCCGCACGACCGCGTGTGCCCGGATCGGAGTTTCGACTGTTCGACCCGCGTCGTATTGCCGCAATCACAGCGGCATTCCCAGAACTGGCGCGCGCCACGCCCGTAGGCCATCGGCAGGACCGGGCCGGTGACGCTCAGTTTTTCGTATCGGTTCCCGGACAAGTTGAGGCGGCTCATGTTTAGTAGCGTAACACATAGTTGGTGCTCCGCCTTGCTCCTACTTCTACTTGCGACGTCAGTCGCCGTGGCCCAGGACCCACCCGCCGAGCCACCGCCGACGCCCGAAGCGTTCGCCTTGCTGCAACTGGATCTGCTGGCGCAGCGATTCGCCACCCTGAACGCCAAGTTGGCCCTGCTCGACCGAGAGCAGCGTCTGTTGCAGTACGAGCAGCGCGAGTTGGCGGCGGATCGGGCGTCTGTGCAGGCGACGTTGAATCAGGTGTTCGCGTGCGCCTTCGACCTGGACGCGCGCGCCTGTCGCCCTGACCCCACGGCCGAGGAGTAGGCCTGACCATGTGTATGTACCGACGCGTGTGGCTCTGGACGCTGATCGTGATCGGGGGCTCCGGCGTGGCCTCCGCGCAGCCGCCCGGGCGTTTCGCGATCTACTCGACGCCCTATATCTCGACGTCGGGCGTGGCACGGGGGACTGATCCCTGTCTCGTGTTCGACGAGACGACGGCCACCGACACCGACTTCTGGATCATGAACCAGTCGGATCAGGGTGGGGACGACAACGACCTGTTTCAGATTGGCGATGGGACGACGTGCGGGACGAATCCGTTTGTGACGGTGAATACCACTGGACAGATGGGCTTAGGGACGATAAGTCCTGACGTACGTCTGACGATTAAAAGCCCTGCAGCAGGAACCCCCGCCCTGAAAATAGTCGAAGCTGGTAGTACGCAAACGTCCATGTGGATATTTGAAGCGACGTCGGATAGCGCAGGCGTCATTCAGTTGTTTAATGGAAGTGGGGCGATAACAACGAGTCTCGACGGGTTGGGTTCTAGTTACTTCAACGGCGGCGACGTCGGCATCGGGACGACCACCCCAACAGGCATACTTGGTATTGGAGGCGCGAATGCCTCCCAGTTTTACCACGCCACGCAGAATGAAGCCCATACGCTCGCGGCGGCGGCCACGAGTGACACCACGATCACGTATCCCGCCTCCAGCGCAGGCCTGTCCGCCAGCTTTCGGATCACGACCGAGATTACGGGCTGCGCGACGGTGGATGCAGGCGTCGCTGGCGATACCGCCCGCTTTGGGGCGTTCTCCGCCCTGACGGCGGGTACCACGTTGGCGATTGCACGGGTGGACAACTACACGAACGCTACGGCGGTTCGGTTCACGTGTAATGGCGGGGGAGGGTCTTTCAGTGCCGGTGCCGTCCGCACGGTCATTCACCACCAGCAGGCCAGTGCCCCGACGAGCTAAGGGCGAGCCACCATGCCAACGCTGACACTCACGCTCACCAGCCGGCAGCTCGCGGGCATGGAGTTTCTGGCAATCGGCTATCCCAGTGTCAACGCCTATCTCGTGACCCTGGCGGACTCGGGACAGCAACAGCTCGCGGACGTCAAGCAACGGGAACGTGCCGCGAAGCTGGCCACCGCTCCTCAGAAACTCTTGGATGAGATTGATGCGCTCTAAGCCGGACGTGCGCCATGTTTGAACTGCTCCTCGCGGGCTACATCGGCTTGCAAACGGCGGACACGGCGATCAGCCTCCAGCGAGTGGGGCAGCCCGGCTACCGGGAGGCCAACCCGATCATGGCCCCGCTCGTGGCCCATCCGCCCGCGGCCATCGCGGTCAAAGCCGCCGTCACCGCTGGGACCGCGTGGGCGCTGCATGACCTGAAGCGCTCCAGCCCGCGCGCTGCGTGGTGGATGGTGGTCGGGGTCAACGTGGGGTACAGCGTCATCGTCTGGCACAACCTCCGGCAGTGAGCACGAAATGCCGACACGCACCGGAACCGAGATCGTCACGCGGGCCCTGAAAGAACTCGGGGTCCTCGGACCCGCCGATGTCGCGTCCGGCCCCGAGCTGCAAGACGGCCTTGACATCGGGACCGATCTGCTCGACTCGTGGCGCACGGAGCGGCTGTTGATTCCCTTCGTGACCCCCACCGACTATGACCTGGTGGCCAACACGCAGGACTACACCATCGGGTCGGGCGGCACGTGGAATCAGACGTATCCGTACGCCATCGAGCGGTGGAGCGTGATTCCGGACGACGACGCGGCGAATCCCTTGGAGATCCCGATGGGTCAGCCCGTGCCCTACGAGGTGTGGCAACAGATCGGCGTCAAGTCGACGACCGGGTCGCACCCGACGACGCTGTACTTCGACCGGAACTTCGCGTCGGGCCTCGGCCAGTGTTCGGTCTACCCCATTCCCGACAACGGGAACGTGGACGTGCGGTTGTACCAGGCCATTCCGGAACTGACGAGCCTCGTGGCCGCGACGGAGTACGATCTCCGTCCGGGCGCGATGCGGGCCATCATCACGAACCTCGCCCTCGAACTCGCCGACGGTTACGGGTCGGCGGCGGTCGTGTCGCCGCTCCTCGTCCAGCGGGCCCAACAGTCGAAAGGGAGCCTGAAGCGCGGGAACCGACGGCCGAAAGAGACGCCCCTCCGCCCCGAGTACGTCATCGGCGGCGGCCGGCGCCGGTCGTTCAATGTGTATACGGATCAGTAGCCCCAGATGGCAATCGTCCCTGGATTTGTCGGCCCGTCGTATCCCTCCCGCAGCCAAGCGGTCGCCGGGGAGCGGTGCATCAACCTGTTCCCCGAGGTGGTCGAGTCGAACGGGAAGGCACAGGCCGCGCTGTACTCGTGCCCGGGGCTGCCGGATTTCGCGACGGGCCTCAAATCGCCCGGACGTGGGCTGTTCGCCGAGTCGGGCCAACTCTTCGCGGTGGGCGGCAATACCCTCTATGAGGTCGACGCCAACGGCACCCCCACCAGTCTCGGCTCGGTCTCCGATGACGGGCTCCCGGTCACCATGGTCACGAACGGGGACCTGCACTCGGGAGGCGATGAACTCGCGATCGCCTCGGCGAACCGGGTCTATCTCCTGAATCGGTCCACGCTGGCGTTGACGAATCCGGTCAACGACGTGCGGTTCATCGGCCAGATCGGCAGTTTCTTTGTCGGGTTGGACTCGCTGACCGGCATCCTGAAAATCTCCGAAAGCTACGACGGGGGCACCTGGGACCCCACGCAGGCGGTCCAACGCTCGTCGTCGTCGGACCAGTGGATCGCGATGCTCACGACGCCGGATGAAATCTTTCTCTTCGGGGAGAAGACGGGCGAGGTCTGGTACAACGCCGGGTTGGCGCCGTTCCCGTTCCGGCAGCGTCAGAACTCCAGCATCGCGCGGGGCATCACGGCCCCGCGGTCCCTGGCGCGGTTTGGCGACACGATGGCCTGGCTCGGATCGAGCGGACAGGGCGAGGACGTCGTCTACCTGATGAACGGCTATACGCCGAACCGGATCAGCAATCACGCCGTCGAATGGGCGATCTCCGAGTACCGCCGCACGAGTCGCATTGACGACGCGATCGGGTGGAGCCACGAAATGCTGGGGCACATCTTCTACGTGCTCGAGTTTCCGTCCGCCGACGCCACGTGGGTGTACGACCAGGCCATCGGCCAGTGGCACGAACGTGGCTTGTGGGACGGGCACGGGTTCGCCGCGTACCGGCCCCGCTTCCATGCGACGGCGTTCAACCGCAATATCGTCTGTGACCGGGCTGGCACGTCCCTGCTGCACCTCTCGACGCAGGTGTATACCGATGCCGGGGGAGCCGTGTTGCGTCGCGTCCGCCGCCTGCCGCACACGTACGCGGAGAACCGACGGATTCGCGTCGACTCGTTCGAAATCGACGCAAAGAAAGGCGTCGGCTTGACGGCCGGGCAAGGCGTGAACCCGCTGGTGATGATGCGCTATTCCAATGACGGGGGAGAGACCTGGAGCGGCGAACGGACGGCGTCGCTCGGGGCCAAGGGGCAGTACAGCCAGCGGATCAAATGGGACCGATGCGGGGTGGGGCGGGATCGGGTCTGGGAAGTGTCGGTGACGGACCCGGTCGACGTCTCGTTCTTCAATGCGTTCATGCAGGCGCAGGTGCTCGCACACTGATGCCGACACTCCCGCGGAACGACACGAGCGTCGTGGTCCCTAAGGACATCGTGCAGGCCCGCCATGGCCGGCCGCTGCCCGAGTTGATTCTGAGCAAGACGTATCGGGACTTTCTGTCCGCCGTGGGGGACGAACTCGACCGCACCGCGCAGAATGTCGCGTTTCGGTCGACGGTGAACCTGTCGCAGCAGGCCGCGTCCATCCCGACGACCCCGATGACGCTCGGGGCGTTGCCGGCTGGCCTGTACCGGGTGTCCTACTACCTGCGGGTGACCCAGGCCGCGAGCCTCGCGAGTGCCGCCCAGGTGACGCTCTCGTGGACCGAACAGGGGGTCCCCCTCACGCTGGCGGGCGAGGCGCTGGACGCGAACGACGTGTCAGCCGTCCGCGTCGGGACAATTCTGGTGATGATCGACGCCAATACGGCCATCGGCTACGCCGTCGACTACACGTCCGACGGGGCGACACCCGCGCAGTATCGACTGCGGATTGTGGTGGAGCGGGTCGAACTGGACGGGACCGCATGACGACCGCCATCGCGACCCCCGCGACCGCGGTCCGGCGCGCCACGGCTGCGGATTACGACGCGATCATGGCGATGGGCACCCAGTTTGTCGAGGAGACGGCGTACCGGCAGTGGATCACGCCGAACCCCGAGGTGTGGGCGCGCACGGTGACGGCGCTACTGGAGGGCACGATTGGGACGATCCTCGTGAGCGACGATGAGGCGGGCCGGCCGGTGGGCCTCATCGCGGCGACGGTGTTCCCGAACTTCGCGTCGGGCCTGACCATGGCGAGTGATATCGTGCTGTGGATCGAGCCCCCGTCTCGCAGCCTCGCACGGGTGCGGGCGTTGGTGGCGGCCTACGAAGCGTGGGCCACGCACCAGGGCGCCGTCGTCGCGACGCTCGTGTCGTGGCACCGCCGGCTGGACACGTTCTATGGACGTCTGGGCTACCGCGAGACCGAACGGACATTCATGAAGGAGTTGTAACATGCCGATCGGCACGACCGCGGCGATCGCGATTGCACTCGGCACCGCCGGCGCGCAGGCCGGGATGGGGATCTACTCGGCCAAGAAGACCTCTGAGACCAACAAGTTGGCGCTCGAGACCGAGGAGAAGAACGCGGCGGCTGACCGGGAGTTCGCGGCGACCGAGGCGCAGCGCCAGCGAGACTTTCAGGCGTCGGCCCGGCAGGAGGCCATCGCCTACGACCAAGGCCGCTGGAACGACTACGTTCGGGCCCATGAGCCCTACTGGCAGACCGGGCAGGCCGTCTACGGGAATCTGCTGGACCTCGCGGGCCTCGATCGCGGCGCGGCCCCGCCCGCGTCGACGGGTCCGGTGGCCGGCGGACGTCCGACCAATGCCGCGCCCAGTGGGCTTGACGCTCGGACTCCTGGGATGCCGGCGCCCTCAGGGCCGAGCGGTCCTCCGATGGCTCTCGGTCAGGGCGCGTCCCTGTACGACATGGCCCAAGCGGCTGGGCGTCCCGCTGCCGGTCCCGCGCCGCCGTCACGCTGGAGTCCACGGATGGCGACCCAGCCCCCTCCACAGGGGGGGAGCCCGAATTGGCAATCGCTCTTGCAGTTGGCGCAACTCGTGCGTGATCCGATCCAGGGGCGCCCGCTGCCGGCGTAGGAAGGGACCATGTTGCAGCAACTCTTGATGAACTTGGGTTTTGGGCAGGCCAGCGACCTGGGCTTTCTCCAGTGGCTCGAGCAGGGACAGGGCGGCGCACAAATCCAGCAGGCGTTCGGGTCTGAGCAGTGGCCGCACCAACTCCAAGAGTCGTGGCCCGATTATATGGACTGGCTGGACGGCTGGTACCGGATGTACCAGGACGAGAGCTACGGCGGGAATCCACCCGGCCCGGACGACGTCATGGGGCCCGGGACGCCTGGTGGCCCGGACGGGTCGGAGTGGTGGAACCAGGGCAAGGACCCCTCGACGTGGACGACGTATCCGCCGAGCGAGACGGGGGACCAGAATCCGCGCGACATTCAAGGCCCAGACGGACCGCTGGGACCCAGCGGTCCGCTTCCAGGCGGTGGGGGTGGCGGGTTTGGTGGGGGCGGGGGAGGCGGGACGCCTGGCGGCGGGCCGGGCGCGATGCTGCCGACGATCCCGGCGTCGTTCTACGAGGCGCCCGATCCGTTCCAGTATCCGGACTTCGTGCCGCCCGAGTGGGAGACCCCCGCGTTCAACGCGCCGGGTCCGTTCGAATACGCCGAGTTTGCGCCCCCCACGACCGTGACCGATCCGGGGTATCAGTTCCGCCGCGACGAAGGTCTGCGGGCGGTGAAGAATGCGCAGTCGGCGACGGGCTTTCTGCGGGGCGGACCCGCGGCGAAGCAACTCGTCGACTACACCGAGAGCGTCGCCGATCAGGGCTATCAGGGGGACTTCAATCGCGGCTACACGACGTGGGCGGGCAATCGATCGGCCGCCGCGCAGGATTACGACACGCTGTGGCGGAACACGCTGGCCGAGTACATGCTGGACTATGAGGCGGAGCGCGACAAGTTTACGCGCGGGCTCCAAACCTACGGGACGAACTTCGGGACGGCCGCGACGGCGTACGGCTTTGAGCTGGACCGTGCGGCGGGCTCGGCTGGCGGGCGTCAAGGCGCCGCCTCACTCGCCGGGAATCTCGCCCTCGGTCAAGGGGCGCTGGACTTGAACGCCGACAACTCGAGATGGCAGAATCTCTTGCAGTTGTACGACATCAGCACGCGGAGTCTACCGACGTACACGCCGACGTACGGCGTGCAAGGGTTCGGCTTCTAACCCGAGGAAGGGGAGAGCGATGCCACCGACACGACCCGGCGCTGGCCCGTCACTGTACGACTACGGGATGACGGCATTCCCGGAGGCGCAGAAGATCATCCAGTCGCCCTACGGGGTGCCGATCATCGGCAGCACGAATGTGCCGATCATCGGGACGCGCAACGTGCCGACGGGGCCGCCGCGGCGGCCCC